TTTCCGACTATAAGGATTACGTGTCTATATCTGGCCGCGATTCAGACGGAGCATTTTCAGGCGAATGTTGGGTTACAGTGCATTTTAACGGAAATGTCAATCTGATAAAGCTACTGAAACAGCCAAATGTATTTGCCCTCGTTGACCTCATCCGCGAATTGGGTTACAGCCCAAGTTAACCAACCAAAACAAAACAGAAAGGAGATTATGGATAGATGTATAGTATACGGAATAAGATTCCCCAATGGGCAGTTTGTTGAGATTCCAAAGGCTCAGTCAAATCTGAAATCCTCTCATTTTTTCAGAGTACGAGTAAAAAAGGATTTTGGCAATGCCACATTGCACGTATTGAGAGGCGAAAACGCCAAAAAGTACAGGCAATTCATTAACGATTTTGGCGTTTTTCTCGACTTTTATACAAGCAAACTATGACCACAGAAACCCTCAACCAAGCGCCAGTCGATTTAAAGCTGACAATCCGGGCTTATTCAAACTACCTGTTTGCTATCAGCAGCGCGACTATTGATGACGAAAAGGAATCAACTCGTTTCGATCAGGCATCCAGCAAGGCCGCTTTTTACGACTGTGAGCGGTTCATTTCAAAAATGATAGAGCAGTTTGGGGCGGATAAGGCAAAAGCGCTGCTACTCAAAGAATCGGACGGCGACGGCGTGCTGATGGTTCCATTTTCGTTTGGGCTTTGCCGGATGTGTGATCCGACTGCATTCACATCGCTCAATGGCTTTTTAACCTGGCAAGAAGCGTCTGTTCTCTCGCTTATAGCTTCTGACTTCTCGCAAATCAGGTGCAAGCACGTTTCCGGCAAAAAGTCGCCGCTCACTATTATTCAGTTTTGATTATGATACTCGCGATAGTCGGTGGCAGAGATTTTGACGATTTCGACCAAATGGAATCATGTCTTGAAGATATTGTGGACCAGGTTAAAATGGTCGTTTCAGGTGGCCAGAGAGAAGACGGGAAAGGCGCGGACACATGGGCTATTTATTGGGCGAAGTTGCATGGTAAACAGTATAAAGAGCACTTGCCCGACTGGGACAAGTACGGAAAATCTGCCGGCCCGATCAGAAATGAGCTAATTATCAAGGATTGTACGCATGTAGCCGCATTTTGGGATGGAAAGAGCCGTGGCACAAAATCCAGCATAGAGCTGGCCAGAAAATACCGTCGGAGGATTAGAATTATTCACTACTAATCTTACTTTCCGGCTTTGCATTCGCCAACGGCAGAGGTAAATTTGATGGAACTTAAACAGCATCCAGAAAATGAAGCTAACAGGCCGTGAGGGTAAAATTTATTCAGAGCAAGAGCGTAATGACGCCGTTCAGAATCACGCAAACGCCCATAGTCACGAATCCCACTTTCGTAAATCGGTAACATTCGGCAAGAAGTTCTTACAGGAGCTACTTAATACGGATGGCGCAAAGGGCATCACGTTTGAATTTGGTGTCCATCAAGACGGACGATTAACCCTAATTCCTTATCCGGTTGATCGAAACGGGAAAGAATTGCCTATCGATGAGGAAGATGATGACCTCGACAAAGAGCCGCCGATCAGAACCTATGATGATCCGCCTCATTGTCCTCCGCAATGTTAATGATCAATGATTGATTACGTATGCCGTTATCCGGTGGAGAGCTTCTCAGTATTTGTGAAGCTCTTTCCAATTGCAGCCATTTGGTACATGATGGAGTTCCGGCAAAAGGTCTCCCGTTGGCTGTTCCTCTATTTGATCTTCCAGTTAGTTGTCGGCCTGATCATGCTTTGGCTCGGATCTCACAGGCAGAGCAACCTTTTGTTTTATAACCTTTCGGTGTTCGCAGGGTTTCCTATAATTGCCAGGATGTTTTATGAATCTTATCACAAAAAAAGTGATCAACTAATTGTTGTGTATACATTCACGATATTCTTCATAGTGTCAGGAGCCGATTTTATGAACGTTGGGTCAAATCAATCGCTACGTGTCGGCGGCACATTGGAGTGTCTTTTTGTAATCCTTTATGTGTCACTATTCTGCTGGCAAATAATGAGCGAGTTGGTTATCGTCAATCCGCTTCGGTACCCGATGTTTTGGTCCGCCTCTGGAATGTTATTTTACTTTGCATCAAAGACATTTGTCGCTCCATTGTTTCACTACATCGACCAATGGGATGGGCCGACTGGGTTCGAAATCCATGTGTTCCTGCCGAGTATTGTTGAGTGCATTTATCTTTTCATGGTTGGCGTTGGATTTTTGTCCAGCAAATAGTATATTCACATATTCAACATCGATTCCGGCTTTGTTGAAGTTAAAAGATATTCAAAATACGCAGGAGTAGAGCCGGAATCTCGAAACTGCGTATTTTTTGTTTTTTATGTCAAACTTAGAATTTTGGTCAGACAGTAGCAGTGAGTTACAAGGAGTTGATTTCTTCGGTCAGATTCTCCGTTTTTTGGATAACGGATCAGACTTGCTATTTGTAGCAAAAGATGTTGCGGCAATTCTTGAATATGGCACTGCCAGCGACGCGGTCCGAATATTAGATGATGACGAAAAGCTGCTACGCACACTATGCGTATCAGGTCAAAATCGGGAGGTGAATCTAATAACAGAGGGCGGTCTTTATTCGCTGATACTTCGCAGTAAAAAGAAAGAGGCAAAGATTTTTAAAAAATGGGTAACATCGGAAGTTCTTCCCGCAATCAGAAGAAATGGGCAGTATGGCAATCATCAAGTCCCTCAAACGTTCGCCCAGGCGTTACAATTAGCCGCCGACCAAGCGGTAAGGTTGGAAATGCAGCAGCGGCAAATTGAAGAAATGGAGCCAAAGGCAAAAGCCGCCGAAATCATGCTTATGTCGGAAGACACTATAACCGTGGCTGAGTTTGCGAAGAGCATTCACAAGGGGCCTAACAAGTTTCTGAAAAAGCTCCGGGAAGACAAAATTTTGATTGATTCAGGCAATCGCCATAACCTTCCGTATCAGCGCTACCTAGATGCAGGATATTTTGAGGTAAAAGAAAAGTCGGAAGTTATCAACAATAAGGTCAAATTGTTCCACCAAACCAGAGTTACCCCGAAGGGTCAGGTTTATTTAACCACGAAATACGCATGAAACAAGCACAATTGATTGTTGATGTGAAATATTCAGTTTCATGTCCATCTTGCGGAGATGGCCAATTCGGAATCACTCATCTTATAGATAAGTCTGTCGGCAAAATAGACACTTATGGTCCCTGGTATTGTGACCAATGCGGGGATGGGTATAAAATATCGATCATGGATCGGGATGTATATATTGACCTAGTTCCAGGTGAGAAAAAAAGGAAATCGATCGTGCTATTAAGAAGCGGATATGTATTATTGATTGTCGAGGGTATGTATTTCGATGAAAGCGAAATCGACGACCATCACGCATATTATTACAATGAGCATACGTGCCCAACAAACTACATGCCTAACGTACGAATGGTTATTGACCTTCGAGACTACGATACAGATCCGCATGGAATTTTTGAACATGTGAAGTCGCTTCCTTATTTCGATGTTGACGACCCCGAAGCAAGGGGAAGATTATTGGAAGCCATTTCGGCGGCAATTGAATTAAACGATTGATTATAGAGTGAGGGCTTACTCGAAAGCCCCGGCGTTTCGTCGGAGGCTTTTTTGTTAAAATATTACTGAAATATTGCAGTTAATGATTTTTGTCGTATATTTGATCAACCAGACACGAAAAGATATGAAAAAGACTTATTTTGACCGATGTAAAGACGTTTTTAAAATGCTAAAAGCGCCGGATGGATCCCAAAGCATGAGGCTTTTGGGCGGCACAATCTACCTGTCAATGGTCATTGAATGCGATCATGTTCAGCTTCAAATCGGGATAGGTATCGCCGACACACCCGAAACGATCAGGCTAAAAATCGAGGAAGAGATTGACGCAGAGAAGCGCCGGATTGAGAGAGAGGATGCCGAATATGAGCATCCATCAATAATCCAGGGCCGAGCGTTTGATGGCCTAACTTTCTAGTGAAATATTTCAGCATAACCATAAATCAAAATAAAATGTTCGGAAACGAGAATTACGAAGAGCAACAGCCGGAGATTGTTTCAATTTCAACCGTACAGGCGCAAGATGCCGCGTCGGTGAATAGTCAGGTCGCGACTGCCAGGCAGTTCCCTAGAAACCTAAATAGGGCAAAGGCCAATATCAGCGCCATTGTGGTAATGGACGTAGAAACTGCTACTTCCTGCGGGTACTCTGTTCCTCGCGACGGAAAAAGCGTATCGGGCCCCTCTATACACCTTGCCAACATCGTGGCGCAGGCATACGGCAATTTGAGGGTAGAAACGAAGGTTGTAGAGGTAGGCGAAAAAACGGTCACTTGTCAGGCTACTGCGTGGGACCTGGAAACAAACTATGCCGTTCGCCAGGAAGTAACCCGGAAGATCACAGGCAAATCGGGTAAGCGATACAGTGAGGATATGATCATCCTTACGTCGAATGCTGGGTGCTCTATTGCCAGACGTAACGCAATATTCGCCGTTGTTCCAAAGCCCATTTGGCAAGGAGGATATGATGCCGCGCAGAGATTCATTGTTGGTGATATTTCGGATGAGGATAAACTCAATAAGAAAAGAAAGGATATTCTTGACAGAATGACCGCCGCTTATGGCATCACAGAGCAGGATATTCTCAATGCTCTTGGATTGCGCCAGACAACTCAAATAAAGGGCGAGGAAATCAAAATACTTATCGGCTTCGGACAATCCATTAAGGATGGGGATTCGACAGTTGATGAAATTTTCTTCCCAAAGAAGGGTGAATCTGTTGATACGAAAAAGACTGATGCTGAAAAGCAAAAAGTTAGAGTAGAAAGCCACATTGTAAACGCAAAAAACATCGCAGAACTGGAAGAGGTTTTCGGCGTCGTTGCGGACGCAGGACTTTTGGATATGTACACTGAAAAACACGATCAACTTTCGAAGGAATGAGCGAAGTACTGTTCAGATGCAGCAGACTCGGCGACCTTATGACCGAACCGCGAACCAAAAGCGAAAAGCTGTCCAAAACAACGGAGTCGTTTGTGCGATCCATGTGGCTACAAAGAGAGTTTGGCTACAAAGAAGAATTTGCGACCGATGAAGTGATGAAAGGATGGCTTTGTGAGCAGGATTCCCTTGGCCTGGTTCAAAAGGTCGTAGGGGGCGAATTTCGGGCCAAAAACACGGAGTTTTTAAAGAACGATTACATAATGGGAACGCCGGACGTGATCCTACGCAAGGAAGATTATGTGGAAGATGTGAAAACCTCCTTTAACCTTCGTACGTTTACCGAGGCCGATTTGGCTAAGAACTATTGGTGGCAAGGACAAGGGTATATGTGGCTGACCGGTAAAAAGCATTACAGGCTAATCTACACTCTGGTTCCGACGCCGGATCACATTATAGAAGGGGAGAAAAGGCGGTGGTTCTATAAGTTTGGTGGAGTTGATCCCGAAAATCCGCACTATCTTGCGGCCTGCGATCAGATAGACCACAATAACGAGCTGATCCAGGAAATACCACTGAACAGCCGAATCAAGGTTTTCGAGTTTGACTTCGAGCCTGAAAAGATCGAGGCTTTGAAGGTTCGGATTCTTGACTCTCGCGAGTTCTATGCTGCGCTGGCCCTTCCGTATTATGTCCATCCAAAAACAGAACCAGCATGAGCGACTTTTTAGCATCAAAGAAAACCAGACGCAACTACCCGGTGGAGGGACTTTTTAAAGACGGACAATTCATCCGTGGTTATTATCAAGTTGGCGGCACGTGGTTTCATTCTACCTGGTTCTACCACAACGGTAAAAATGTTCTTTCGGACGAAGGATGGAGTAGTCACGACCTGGTTATTGAAAACGAATCGATTTTATTGTAATGACACTACGACCAGACCAAAAAGGATGGGTAAAGCGGAACGAAAAAGCGCTTGCCCTGTACCAGGCATTCCGCGACGAAGGGTTAAGCACGTCGCTGGCTGTTGCTAGGGTTGCTGACCGGATGAACTACGGAGAGCGCACAATCTATTTAATCATCAAAAAAGCGAAAGAAAATGGCACAATCACGGATTGAAGAATTGGAGGAAGAAGTTGAACGGCTCGAAAAGGAGTTGGAAGAAGCGAATGACCGCGTTGCTGACTTGGAAGATGAAATCGAGGAGTTGGAGGATGAAGAATGCGACTGTGCTCACGATTACGAAACGGGCCAAGTGTACTCCGTTTGCTTTGAACGTGTTTTTGTCGCATCAGAAGAGCCTACCGGTTCACTGAGCATTCCAATGCAATACCTCATGGAGGCAATCGCCGAAAAGTCGAAAGATTACAAATCCATAAATCAGTTTGCTGACGCAATCAAAAACCTTTAACGAAAATGGTATTTTCAATCAACACGAAAGAATTTTTAAAGTCGCTTCAATTCGCTGCGCGAGTATTACCGAATAACAAGATAGCGCCGGTTTTTGAATGCGTACTGATTTACGTCAGGAATGACAAAGTGATGGTCGTCACGGCCAGCGATGGGAACGCGACCCTGCGGATTAAATCAAAGTGCAGCGAGCTCGAAATGGAAGAAAAGGAGGTTTCGATACTTGCGCCGGCAGATTTGCTTATTCGAACGCTTACGGCACTTCCGAACACTTCCGCTACGTTTACGTATACAGTTGAAGGTTTGATGAATTTTAGCCTTGAATTGGCTGTTGAATCGGATCTGTTCACTATTCCTTGTGAGGACCCGACGGCTTACTTCCGAGTTCCAGAGGTCAAAGATGGAGAATCGCTCGTGCTGCCCGCGCAAAAGCTGCAACGAGGCATCAACCA